CCTTAAACGGCTTAGTGGATGTTACAGCAGCCCGTAACTCGGTATCAGCACCATAGGCGTCTTCACCTGCATCAACCTGCACACCATCATAATTAGGTATCGTAACTGGTTCTATTGTTATTGGAAAAGCTCCTTCTATATTACTAAACGAATTTCCTCCTATCTCGTCATCAAAGTTTAAATCATTGCCTAGAAAATGAATGTTCTCAAACAGCATCCCACTTCCTGCATCTATATCTACACCTATTGTATTTGAACAAAATTCTACATTATCTAATTTGTTTAAAGCCGAACTAGCTCCTACCTGTTGTACAGCACTTGAGCAGTATCCTATCCTTAAATCTTTAAGCTCGGCACATTCAGCATTATCTAGTAATATCCCTGTCATGTGAGTTCCAGTAGCCTCTCCTTTAATATCACAGTTTCTTATCTTGCCATTTTTGAGAGCAGCAGCACCGTCTACGTGGATAGCAGTAGCCGCAGCGGCAACCGTCAAATCTTCACCGACAAACATACAGTCATCAATCCTGAATCCGCCCTTAGTAACTATCACACCATTTACTCCAGCCGCTCCTGCACCTAAGTTGATGTTCAAATCCTGAAGTGATATGTACCCGGTGAACTTAAATATCGAAGTGGCAGTATCGTGGGTGTTCTTAATCTTAGCCCAATTTCTATGAGTACCTTTTAAGATGTAATTCCCTGCGTATGTAGGATCGCCCGTAGTGTTTATATCGTAATTATTAGCTCCTGTATTTATGCCAATAAGTATTAGTGTACAATCGTTCACATCCACACTAGCGACATCTAAAGCCCCTTGTATGGTTTGGTATGCCTTTGCCCACGAAGAGCCGTTAGAATTGTCCCCATTGGGTGATACGTATAGTGTAGCCGTAGCTGCACGCCCTATTGTGGGCATCCCTAGTAAACTGTCTTTAAAACTTATATAACTCATATCTTAATAAATAAACCAATCTGTGCCGTCTGAAACAAGTGAAATACTATCGTAATCTGTCGAGATAACTGCCGTAGCTGCCCCGTCTATCGTTTCTGCGCCCTCACTAGAGACGGTAATGTTGTTTAGTGTTGCGTTTCCCCCAGAGTCTTTTATAACTATCGTGTACCCGTCTGTGGCTAGTGCCGTAGGAAGAGTGATAGCTACCGCCCCCGTCACCGTATAGTACACTAAAAGAATGTCATCGGCAGATAAAAGAGTGTAGGTGGCTGTATTTACCAGCGTGGTTATCGTCAGGGTATCGCCGTAAAAAGATGTTGCTTTTATGCTTATCGGAATGTCTAAAACAATATTCCCACTAGCATCTTGCTTCACGGCAGACTTCAGGGCCTCGCAAACAGTAATGTCACTAGCACAGTCTAACTCCGCTAAGAGCATCTTTATAAGCGTATCACAGTCGTAATCTGCGCCACACTTAACTAAACTTGTTAAACTTATTATACTCATATAAAAAAAGCCAAGTATCCCTGGCTTATATATTTAGTTTAATATTTCATTTATGTTAGGCTTACTACATTCAAGGCGTACTCGCCATCGAGATTGGTTACCAAAGCACCTCTCAAAATATCCAACATCCTTATGCCATCAGCGCAATCAGCTAGGTCTGAAAGTGTGTCGGGGTCTGTGCCGTCATCGTAAATACGTATGTACACATTCCCCGAAGCATCGACAGCCGTTACCAGTCTAAAGATGTCATCAAGAGATAAATCCCCAAGGTCGCATGTTATAACTAAACTCATTAGTCGCAGGCATCACAAATATTTGCTAATATATTCCAGGCGCAATTGCCGCAGTCGTCTTCCACGACAAGCCTACGCAAAAGCTCCTCAACAGTGACGTGACTGCCACAGTCCACCGCAGGCTCATAGTCATCACACTGTTCTTTTTCATTGAACTTTAGGTTAAGATAATAGCTATTATCGCTATCCTTAACTACTGTTAGCCTAAATAGTGTCTCTAACGTTACGTCTGTTGCGCATCCTATACACTCTGTAAATGTACTCATATCAATTTATTTTATTTTTGTGGTACTGTAACAAAATCACACACATCGCAAATGTTAGCTATAAAATTTATAGAACACTTGCCGCAGTCATCCTCTACGATAAGGAGCTTTAATACCTCTTCGATAGTAGCATCCTGAAGACACTCAAAAGCCGTCTCGTAGTCATCGCATTGCTCCTTCTCATTAAACTTTAGGTTAATATACACCGAGCCGTCAGCATCTTGCCGCATAACCATCTTCAGTGCCTCCGGTATGGTTATCGGAGTTAAACATCCTATACAAAGTGTAAATGTACTCATTATACTAAGGGATTAGTAATTCTTTCTGGATTGTGCTTGGCATCCCACGTTACTTCTAACATAAGGGTGTTAGCCTCTTTTGCTCCTTTGGTGATTAAAGCCGAAGCCTTAACATTAACCTCTATGCCCGCTGTGCTTCCGTACATATTCTCACCTGCTGAGTACCACGCTAAGAACTCACCACCACACTGAAGGGTGCGTATGAAGTCATAGTTAGTAAGGTTATTCTCAAACACCACTAGAGGCATAGTAAACTTCATGGGACTCCATACATCCCTCTCGTTATCTATCTCCGTGTTCGTGCGCTCCGGCTCTGGTAGTTCCCCGGATACCCATAGCTCTCTAATGTCTGAAGCCAATAGCCCCGTGTTGTCTATCCTCGTTCCCCACTCAGCGGCATCTGTCCAGTCTGCCAAAGGGTTGTTGATAGCCGTAAGATACAGCTTATCCACTTCTGAAAAGTCGACTGTGGGATTACATTCGTCAAATGATACAACGGGAACATCGTTCTGGCATCCTGTCGGACAAGTAATAGTTGGTAAACTCATAGTTCTAAAATTTTATTAAATTTAATACTTCGTTATCTATTTATGAAAAACTTAATGTTATTTCTACGTTATTGTTTGTGCCACTGTCTGAGAATAGCCATAATCGCAACTATCATCATAAATATGTAGCCTGAAGTTCCACAAACCCACACCTGGTATACTAGAATAGGTGATTAGTGTAATAGCTCCACCACCAACAACTAATAACTTAGCATCAGTACACTCATTCCATACCCCGTCAGCATCTTCATACTCACCCCTTACTGTCAATCCATCTCTATATTCTACATCCGTGACAAGATCGGCCGTACCGTCTGCATTATCATTTACTGTTGGGAGGTCTATAAATATTCTCCACCTATTAACTGCTGCTGCCTCAAACCAGAAGAATCTCTGCTCTCCACCAGAAACCGTATTTTGTCGTGCCTCTATACAGTCATCAGCTACATCATAGGTATTATCTACCGCCCATGCCACTCCGTTACTTAGATAAATTTGGTACTGGTCTCCAGCTACCCAAACCATAGCATACCAGTCGTTATTTGCTGCTGCTGCTGCTGGAAGAGCTGCTGGAGATGAATAAACATCCTGCATAATAGGAGTGTCTAGTGTAGGACAGCAATTCTCAAAGCCACAAGCCTCCACTCCGCAACTAGCCTCACGGTAGACCAATTTAACAGTTGAAGCCTCATAGTCTATAACAGACTGCTCCATTAATATCTCTACGACATCCATCACCTCGCCTGTCTCTCGGATTATCTTTATCTCATCGTGAAGTCTTAAAAGGCTCATAGCATTTAGCATAGCCTCCCCACTTGCAAACTGCAAAGAGTTCCATTTTTGGTTACTCCCCACTATCCGGTATTTGTTCGCAAGGTCATCCTCTACAACGTTCTCATTTATTACTTGCTGGTCTATCACTTGCTTGGAGTCTAAGAACCATACATTTTCATATCCTATCTCATAGAAAACCTTACAAGTACTTACTTCATTAGAGTACCTTAATTGGATATTATTCTCTGAATATCTACGCTGTAAGTATACAAATACAGATACCGCTGAAGTATCAGCAGCTAAAACATAGGCGTATAATCTTACCGTTCCACCTACCTGCGCGGTCAGAGTAAAATGATACCCCTCTGACGCAGATACGGAAACAGTGTCAGATACTACCTGCCCGTCCAATGTTCTTAACTCAAAATATAAGGGGTCGTTCCAGTCACCAGCCCCACAACCCCCGGGATAACCCCTTCCTAAGATATACAAATCTAATTCCTCTTCTAAGAATACATCAACAGGAGTATAAACCTCTGCTACCGCTGCGCCAGTTTTACACCCACGTAGTTCATTATATTCCTCCGTTGCATTATAAACTAAGGTGGTTGCTGCCCACCCACCGCCATCTGTCCACACCTCAGTCATCGCATTCAGACCTAAATCGCAATACTCAAATATATCAGAATACCAATGTGTCTCATCAAATTGGTCTACTAAATGATAATAATATAATCCGTCAGGCAATGTTGCTGGTACATAATTATAAAGTGGGAATCTATTGTGTACAAAGTTTCTATGACTTCCAGCACTTACATATACACCATTCTGTCCAGCTGCATCATAGTTCCACATGCTTAAATTAACTCCAGTATCATAATTAACAAGTTCCCACACTCCGGGGGCTTGAAAATCAAGAAATCCCCAATGTCTACCAACGTCAGGCATCACCATCTGAAAGGCTGGCGCATATATCTTATGCTCTCTCGGAATAACAGCATCCGCACTTAACTTATTTGTGTACCTTTCGTAATCTGTCCGGTTCAAAGCCGGATAAAATCTCAATGGTAATAATGCTCCTTTTTCCATTTTATTTCTTATTTATATTACGTCCACAGCCTCTAGGATTAGGTTTCTTACATCCTTCCCTACCCTGATTGGCTCTCGTTCCTTTGCCGCTTCCGTCTTTTTTAGGTGTTCCTTTTGCCATTAGTATAATAGTTCTAGTTCAATACTTCTCATTTTCTCTGTTGCTGCCTTCACTCTTCCGCTGCCTAGCTCTGTCTCTACGAAGTCTAAAGGATCAAACTCTGTTGAGCAACACCTCTCAAATTCTATCGCCTCTTGCAGCTTCTTACGTATCTCTGTGAGGAAGGTCGTAACATCCCCCTCATTCATATTCCCTGTTAAGAATATCCGGTTATATTGCATGTAATAGTCTTGTAGTTTGGCTATGCTGTGGTGTCGGTTCATCATATTCCCAACAGCCCCTATTATCTGCGCTTCACAGACTATGTGATTCGCTCCGGCAGTATCGACATCTAATAAACACATCCCCGGACAGCCTAATGTATCTGGCTCTCCTGATCCTGCGGCATTAATTGCCGGAGTAGCTATGCCCCAAGCCCATGTAATGTCTGACCAAAATTTAGGCGTAGCTAATTCAGCCTCTTTAAATACCCCCGGCACACAGTCTGACTTCTGATCTACTGCCGCTCCGTAAAAAATAGGTACTCCCTGAAAATCCCTATCGTGAGCAGCACCACCCTCCAAGCCTGTCAGTATTCCATCTCCGTAGTAATGTTGCATAGACCACGTTTCCTGGTCGTAGAGCATACCCGTTTCGTAAGTGTACTTATTCCTCCTGAAAGCGTAACTTAGTTTATTGTTTGCTATTAATGTTTTGAGGTTTATCCCCGTTTCAAAATCACTATGAGGAAAGGCGGCATCGAAAAAGCTGATATGCTCAATACGGAAATCACCATTTTGGTCGATGTACCAGTAAGCATTAAACCAATTCCTTAATAAATCCTCATACTCTTTGAAGGTAAAATAATTATCCCCCTCGCATAGAGTACCCCCAAGGCTTAAACGCATTGAAGTATTTGTACATATATAAATATATTCGAGTCTATTTGCAGCAGCCGTGACGTAGTTGTTCACCCCATAAGGATAAGCCGTACCGTTAGGAAAAGCCTCACGCCACAAAAAAGAACTACGTAGGTTTATAGCGCAGCTCATCCTAGCACTATTTAGGAGGCTGTTTAAGTGTCCATCTGTTGAGCCGTTGCCGGGTGTCCCTAGTGGATAGGAAAAGGGGAGGGTATGTAAAGGACCTGCGGCACAGTCATTAATAATAGGTTGCACCCCAGCAGCACCAACAGCTATCGGGTATTCCTTTAAGTAGTTATCCATAATACATGAATACTCATCAACCACTTCAGGCGTACCCACGCACACGCACGAGTCTAGGTCTATGTCAAAGTCGTAGGGGAACTTAAACTTACCTTCCCAGAACTCAGTAACACCGCAAAATATCTTAAACTCCAGAACATCGCAATCACTCGAAGCCATTATCAGGTCATAGTCAGCACCTATAAAGGTTAAATCCCCTTGAAGTTTCCTGCGGAAGAATATCTGTCCTACACCCTGCTCGTTAGATATTGTCCACTCACCTCTTGGATTTACGTCTATGCCTCCTAATGTATATGAATAGTTCATACTTTTATCTTTGTCCTTTGTCCTTTGCGTGTCTCTATCCGGTAGCCGTTCTCGTATGTTGTATCGGGTTTGGAAAGGAGTTCTCTTATAGCTTCCAGTTTACCTACGCTTCGTGAGTCATCATAGTTAAAGGCATAAGCATTACCGTCTGTGACATCGAAGTTACCCTCGTTAATTTCTTTAGTGAAAGCGGGTAGAAACTTGCCATACTTTCTCATCGCTTTTCGTGAGAAGATAGAACGCCCCTCACCGTCCTCTGCCTCTTCGCCCATTCCTATCATTACTCCACCTTGTGCATGTCTGCGCCCTGAGAGTACGTCAAAGCCACCACTCTCAAACTTCTCTGACCTTATAATAGCTATTTGGGCAAGTGTCTGAAGTGCTAAAGCAATCTGGAAGGGTATAGCTGCTGGATAACCCAGCTCTCCGGCTGTCTTTGTTATCCCTAACGCTCCATTCATTATCGCCTGTCCTATCTGTATAGCCTGTTGTAATTCTGCATTGTCTTTAGCGAGTGTGCTAAATATATCAAAGACCGAGTTAGCTGAGTCTATCTTTGCCTGATTTGCGGCTAGTTCTAAATCCAATGTCTGATTTATCTCGTTTTCTTTACTTTGCGCAATCTCATTATCAATGACTTTCATTTTATCGGCAGACTCTTTCTCTACTCCTAAGATAAAATCAGCATTATCTTTAGCTAATTGAGCATCAATATCTGGCTCATCTTTTTCTTTAATCTGGGTAATCTTTTGTACTTCTCCCAACTTTAACAGAGCCGCTATCTCTTCTTTAAGAGCTGTTATTTTTCTGTTTATTATAGCTATCCCGGCTTCGTCTTCTGTGCTTGTATTTTTAAGGTCTTCTTGTAATCCCTTCAGTGACTCCTGTAATGTACCAATAGTCTCTACTTCATCCTCGGTGTTCTTATTAGTCTCTTCTATTATTCTATTAAACCTACTCATTGAGTCTTCCATTGAGTCATCTCCATCTGCAAATGCACCTGCAATCTCTCCTGTAATTATTCCAAGGCTCTCAAGTCCTAGTTTAAGGGCTTGTATGGGCCTAAGTAACGGTACAAACTGTGCTACCCTTAGATTTAATTGTTGGAGTATCTTTAAAGCACCACTATCGTTCTCCCGCAATTCGGTTAATTCCCTCAGAATATCAGCGAGATTTTTGATAACAGCAATCCCATCGCCTACAGTATCCCCAGACATCTCGCCCAAAGCGTTTGCTAGAAGGGTAGTGCTATCACCCAACATAGATAACTGTCCTCCGAGAGTCTCTGAAATTTCTTTCATCGTACCCATGACACCTTCCATCTCCCCAAATTCCACAATAGCATCCCTGATTGCTGCTCCATTAAAATCAACCTCTTGTGTTATTCCCTTGAATAATAATTTAACCTTATCGCCTTCTTTCCTAGCCAGAATATTAAACTGCTTGAGCATATCAAACTCGCCTGTCGCTGCTCCTGTTATGGCTTGTGCTAGAGAAAGAAAATCCTTCCCAGCTAAAGCGGCCACATCACCCATAGACCTCATTTGTTCTGTTGTTGGCTTTAACCCAAAGCTAGTCAGCTTAACAAAAGCCTCCGTTAACTCCCTAACTGAAAATGGTGTGGTAGCTGCGAATTGTTTAATCTTATCAAACTCTCTACTTGCTGCCTCTGCGCTGCCTAATGCCACTCTTAATATAGCATCAAACTTCTCGAACTCTGCCCTTACTGCAATTATTTCTTTACCTAGCCGTACCGCCGTACCGATAGCGAAGACTCCAGCCAAAGCACCCTTTAAGTCACCAGCAACCTTAGAAGTCTGTTGCATATTGGTCTGCATGGTTTTGCTCGTCTTATTAGACTGAGTTTGCAAGTCCTTCATTTGCTTCTGCGTCTTAGTGAGTCCCTTATTAAGACCTGCTACCTGCGCTTTTATATTGAGTTCTACATTAGCCATCGCTCATTGTTTTTTCATACTCCATAACCAACAAGAAAAATTCTTCTATCGGTAAAATCTTTAACTCCATGTAACTTACTGCTCCCTGCTTGGCTATCCTCGTCAGAAGACCTGTCCAAAACAAGTCACGTTTCATTTTTTGCTTTTCGATCCAGTAGGTTTCTTCTCCTTCGTATGGCTCGAAATATCTTTCAAATCGTCCTTGTAGATGTCTATAAAGCCTGGAACTAAGTTCCAAGCCAATGTAAAAAAATCCTGTATGGCATAGCCCTCCTTCTGCCAGTCATCTATCTTGGATTTCATTACCTCCTCGTCATATACTTTCTCGTTCTCACCTTCAGCATTCACAAACAAGGCACATATCTGCAAGGCTGGGTCGTGCCTCTGGTCTAGCTTTTCCTTAATCCCTAAGAGGATATTATGCAAAGTAACCGAAGCATCTGCTATCTTAGGATGTTGCAGAGCCTCGTATGCTTTCTTTACTGAATCAAAAAGACTCTGGAAGTTACGCCCGAATCCCAATAGCGGTTGCAAGTCTTCGTACTGCCTCCACCTCTCTACGGAGAGCATCTTAGATACGTGGTACTTCTTACCGTTAGCCTCGAAGTACTTGGCATCGAGGGGCAGTCTTTTAACTGATTGTTCGCTCATAAATAAACATTGTTATATGAATAATAAAAATAGTCATCGAGATAAAAATAATATGCCTGAAAAAGTTATAGTCTTCCAACAAGAAATAATACCATAAAGCGATCTGCCCACCGAAGCAATAAGCACACCTTCCTAGAGGATTTCTAAGCCACTCTGGGAGCCTACCTATTAACTTGCTGTACCAGCCGAATATCATACCCTCGTCCATTAGGATGCACGAGAACACTACTGCGAAGACTGCTATGAATACGCTATATTCTAAAATAATCCCCATCCTTTTAATACTAATGATGCCCTCGCTGCTGCCGAAGCCACAGAGGGAGCAGAGTTACCTACCGAATAAACAATAAAACCGTTATCTCCAAGCCCTGTATCCATGTCAATAAAGAACTGGTCTATCTCTATTGTGGTTAGTCCCATGTTGGTTATCTCAAAAGACACCCCGTCGTTATAATCTAAGAGTACTGCCGTAGTATAAGCTAAATCCGTATTAGAAGAGTTCCACTGTGTGATACTAGCGAAATTACTTATTACATTCATGTCCCCCGTGAGTCCTGTATTCCATATAAAACAATCTTCTAAAAGAGGAAATGATGCCAATAAAGAAACATCACCCGTAAGCCCTACCGAGGGAACGCCATTAATAACCCTCAAGTCCGTGAGGTCTGTGAATATTACCCATGTAGAGATGTCTTTAGTAAAGACGTACGTCCCAGCTCCAGCGTTATTACCTAAAGAGATGTATGTTATATCTTCATAATCCCCAACTAATCTTATTTCGTGCGTCCCGGTAGCATATTCTGGGCTTATATTACTCACGGCAGTCCCTCCGGTAACCTCTGTTACTGTACAATCGTCATCTCCCCAGATTATACGTGCGCTCTTACCCGCAGGGAGTCTTAGGGATATAGTGATCTTCCTCGTACCCACAACAACGAGATCAAGAAGCTCAAACTCTTCAGATACATTCATCGCAGGAGGGCATGTAGATGCTATAATAGGCATGCAGTCAACACAGTTCTTTCCAAAGGCGAAGTCTACTGAGAAATTTATTCCCGTTACCGCATAAGGATAAGTAGCAAACTGGTTCTCTGCCTCGTTAAATGTGTACTTGCCTACTACGTCTGAGCCACTAGGCTCTTCACCTGCAAAAGATACTCGTATCTGCGAGATGTAATCCACATTTGCAAGCCTCTCAGGGATAGCCTGTATGATATTAGCCACAATCAAAGAAGGGTCTTTTAATGTCTCGTTAATTAGTGGTAGATTCCACCACCCTACACACATAAGATTAGCTCTGCACTGATAGTAATACGTTGTTTCTTCGACCATCTCTACACCTAAATCCTCCCACCATACTATTGACTTCTTCTTAGTGTCGGGGACTAAAGCATAAAGATCACCCTCCTCACACACTAATCCTAGATCGTTATAAGCCATAGGTACTACATTATCTACCATCCCCGGCTCATCGGCATCTATCTCGGTAGCGTTATTCCGTAAAATGTGAGGCTTCGCTAACCCTGCGGCTATCTCCACGAAGTTTAAGCCTGAAATCTCGTCTCGTAAAAGTTCTGCTATCTTGTATATCATTTTACCAGTCCATTATGTTTTCCATTATCTTATTTAAAATTTACCCTGTTTTCTTTATTTAAGTACACCATTAGTTCCCCTTCTATAACCTCAGTGGAGGGCCTGCCTGATAGATGGGATTTAATAAGATGTATTGTATCCTCATCCCTTGATGACTTAGCAAATAATACTTGCGATAGTGGTATCTCTTTCATCTTTTTACTTTTTATGTCTGATTTTCTTTATTTAAGTCCTGCTTTTTTAACGTACCGCTGTATCTCTTTATCTACCATATCAGCTAATATTTCTAGCTCTTTGTCTGAGATTTTGATTATTGAAACACCTGCCTTTTTAGAGTTCCAGTCTATTTTCTCTTGCGATTCAATATTCCTACCTCCTAATGTAACTATTATGCCATTAGCTGTCTTTCGTGTTCTCTTTACTCCGAACCCTCGCCACATCTGCCCTGTAAATTCAAAGCTCTTATGTATATTAGTGAACCCCTCCCAGCTTCTTAGTTCAGCATATCCTCCTGGTAATTCAAACAGATGGACATTTTTCCCTCCGCTTCGTATCGTTACCCAGTCTAGTTGCTTTCGTTTCCTCTTACTTGCAGCTAATGCTCTCCATACTCTCTTACTCTTTGGTGTCTTTCCGCTCGTTAGCATTGGTTTTCTGCTATATGTAGAAAAGCTGCCTCCTAAAAAGTTCTTCTGCCTGTTCACTACTCTGTCATGAATCATCTGGACAGCATTATGCGCTATAATCTCTTGGATGTATTCAGGAATCTCGCGCTTTATAATCCGTCCTAATTCCCTAAATCTATTTGCTGCCTCATCTGCTGTCACGAGAATATCGTTCCTTGGTTAATCTGTAAATTGTCCTTGCACTTCAAACAGTCAGACTTGGTAATGTCTGTGCTTAGTCCTATATATTCTATCAGCTCGAAGTATTTAGCTGCCCATACTAACATCTCACGCGAAAGGTTCTCCCTGTTCACGAGCTTAGTAAAGGACATATTCTTAGAGTTGAGAATGAAGTTAGCCAATATCTCCCCACTTTTATACAGTACAGCATAGGCCGTAGCAATAGCCAGGGGGTCGCTGAGGAAGTTCATAGAGTCCTTACACAGAGCAAGACCTATATCGCAGTCTACATCCGCACTCATAGAAAGGCCGTTTAGGAAATTAGAGCCTCCGTAGTTGAAGTCCATCTCCTCAAATCTCGTTATGTCATTGGTGTCGAAGCCTCCTACCATTATGCTGTCTGCCCACCGATAAGCGTCATCATGTCCTCGTAAATAATACGGTCTGTTAGGATTGAAGGCCATTAGCTTATGACAATTGCAACAGAGGTCGTTATTTCTTGGCTGGTTTGCGCCCCTTGTGTAATAAATAAAGTACTCTACGTTATCTACCAGATCGTTCCACAGGGGAAGCTCTAAATCGGTGATGTCGTTCTCTACCCATGTGTCTTGTGTGGTGTTAAGAATATACGTCCCCCACGTAGTTCCCATGTTATCGACCACCGTAGCGGTAATGTTCCCCGTAAAGTTAAAGGCCGTATATAGCTTTTTAATAGTTAGCTTACCTCCTACTATCCTTTTACAGATAATGTGAAGCCCTGCATAAGTGGTGGATAGTGTCCTGTCTGATTTGTTCGTCCTACGTCCTATCACGCCCTTCCAAGGTTGTGTGCGTAGCTTGTTGTGTTTTATTAGCTCTCGTGTGCCATCACTCACGAAGTTCTTTATAGCGTTATCCCGTGAGCGGTTCATTATATCCCACACATCGTCTGTGCAGTTCTCAAGCCCTGAGAGAACGTTCAGCGGCTCTAGCTCGTCAATGAACAGCCCTGAGTAGCTTGTGTTATAGTCTAGTGTAAAGTTAGTTTTAGGATCTTCGCACGTACAAGTGGTTTGTGAAAGTCCTACTATGTAATCGTAACAGTCATATAATGTACTTATAATCAGTGACATGGTGTTATATTTTTATAATTGTTCCAAGATTTATTATTTACTATATCAGATATAGCACTTTGTTTTACTCCGAATTTGCTAGCAAGATCACATTGAGTATATTCTCCTGTTCTGTATAGTGCTTTTATTTTATAGACATCAACTTCTTTTAGTTTTGCTGAATTAGCTAATCCAATTCCTTTGCCTTTTCTGCCTTCGGATATTTTTCTTTTTGATTCTTCAGTATGCTTCCTCCCCTTCTGTGTAAATCCTATGCTTTCCCAGTATTCAGTATCACCTTTTTTGCTATTTACGAACCAATTAGGCTTTCCGAGTTTTGCTTTACTCATCTTCTCTCTGGATTCATCTGAAACGGGGTGTCCTATTTGAGCTTTTCTAATATTCTCTTTATGCTCTTCAGTGCAAACTCTTCCTAGTGCAGATCCCGCATAGGGACAAATATTATATAGATTATCTCCAGCGTCTATCCATTTCTGTTCTTTATCTAAAAGTTCATTTATGAGACATAACTGAATAACATCAAATACAAATACATCCCCCCCATATTTATTCCATGCCCTTTGAAGATGTTTATTTTCATGTCTATCACCCACGAGTTGTCTCTCGTGATGCTCTATTCTTGTTCTTACATTAATAGAACTACCAATATATCTTTTACCATTCACTAAATTAGTAATGGCATAAATTCCCGGTATGTCTTCTGCGTTCATATACATAAAAAGAGGGTGCATAATATTACACCCTCTAAATTTATATCATTAATCATTCAAAACGAAAAACTTAATGTTATTACTACTCTTCACCGCATTGGAACTCCAGAATACCAGTCCTGGTAGCTGTACATCCTACGGGATTGACAAATATATCTCCAAAGGTTTTAACCTTGAAGTTATGTGTCATAAAGTCACCACATTTTTGGCTTGAACACTCATTATCATAGTGTACGTCATACATCACACCGGGAAGATAGAAAGAAGGCATTGCCCAACGATGCTGATCCATATACTTAACAGGATTAGCTGCCGAATTTCCTTCGTAGTATGCTTTGGTAACAAAGGCTAAAGCACCTTTATTAAGCATATAGGTCATAAGGTCTGGGGTGTTTGCCGAATCTATGTTAAATAGATCGAAGCATACATCCAAAGTACCAAATTTACCTGACTTATTCTCGCAACAGCTCTCAAAGTCTGCAATGAACTTACTCTCAAAGAGATTAGCCCCAGAGATAAGCATAGGTCTTTTAAACCTGTTCACCATAGCTGCCCTTGCGAAATATCCGAATAGGTTAGCATCCCAGTAAGCAGGAAGAATATAAGTATTCGTTCCTGATACATTGCCTTTTCCTGAATCTCCGAGTTCATTCACTCCTACGTTAGCATTGAGAACGGCTACTGCCTGTCCTGCCCAATACTCATCGAGAGCGAGTGAAGCCTTCAAAAATCCTTTAGCCACAACATCCTCTATGTTAAAGAAGTTCTGACGGAAATCCTCTTCGCATACTGTAAATTCAGCACACTGAGTTCTACTTAATGCGTAGTCTTCTACGTTTGTTGAGAGTTCTGTACCTGTAATAGTACAGTCTGTACAACTTGCAGCCGATACATCACAAGCATTTACCCATCCTACCTGTACGGTGGGGTCTTTCTTACCTGTTAATGCTCCGAACTGAGCTGTGGTCTGGTTAATAATACATTTTGCTATATTGGCTTCAGGAACATAGTCCTCTTTCTGGATACGGTCTGCCCAAATCGAATCGGCTTTTACCTGTATATCCACTAAGGCTGATTCACTAAATACGCCTGCTGTTATACTCATTTTATTTTATTTTTGCGACTCCACCCACGCCTGCCGCAAAGCAATAGCTCCATCTTTATCGCCACTAAGCATGTAGTCTGACATCTTCTTGAGATATGTTTTTTCATCTTTGGGGATGTCTACCCTTGTTCCTTGACTTCCTTTGTTACCTGACTGGCCTTTGGTATCACTTACTTTATATTCGTAATACATAGATGCCAGATTAGAAACATGCTCGTTAAACTTTATCGCGTTGCCATGCGCATCTTCACACCTCTTACCCTCTTTCATAACGAAATGATTACCGTTATCCTGAAGCTCATAGTCATAGCTCTCAAATTTATTTAGGAAATCTTCCCTTCGAGTTTGAGCTACGATGCTATTGTCGCTTACTATCGGATTCAGTTCGTCTGTTATCCTCCATGCGTCATTCTTTACTTTGCCGAAACGTGAAATCTTGTCTTGATTAGACTTAAAATCTTCATATTCGTCCAGAGTTTTCTGATAAGTGTCTTTAAGTACACTATTTTCTTCCAAGGCACGATATAACGGATGCGCTTTCACTGTGTCATCTGTTACCTCTGTGTTGCACTCTGATACCGTATCTACGGCAGCTTGTACAAGGTCAAGACCTTTGGCTGTGCTGTCGACTGTGTACTTCTGTTTAAGCTGTTGCTCGAACTTCTCCATAGTCTCCTTTGCTCCCCGACTGTATTCGTTTGTCAGCCTATCTTTATCAGGCTTAACTCCCTTTTTAATACTTTCGACTCGCGTCACATCCTTATCAAGAACCAAGTTTAGTGCGTCCTCATTCAGTGTTATCTCTTCTGAATCTTCAGCCTTGGTGTAAAGAAGAGCTGAAACCTCCTCATCCGTCATATTTAAGGTCTTCGTCAAGACCCCGGTCAATAATGTTTTCTCGTCCATTATTCTTTATTAAGTAATTTAATTAAACTATCTGTATTTGCACGAGTGTTATACTCTATGCCTAATTCATCTAACTTAGCCTTTATCTCTTCACGAGGCATGTCAGCTTCTATCTTCTCGATAACGATAGGCTCAGGAACTATGTCCGGTTGCCTGAAGTCCGTTATGCTCTCAGGGGAGGGTATGACAGTCTCTTGTAAGTCACCGTCATCAATAATCTTAAAGGATCTATCCTTGCCCAGCCGCTTAAAGTTGTTCCATGTCTCAATATCTACGAACTGAATGTTACCGTATTTCTTGCTTTCAATCGTTGGCATCTTCTAGCTTCTTTTTGAGAGTTTCTAGCTTCATGTTGTGAGTGACTTTAATTCCTCTTTTCCGGCACTCTTCTAAAAGTAGCACCCTTTCCTGATCTGGTTCTAATGTAAGTTCGTTGACTGACTCTGGTTCGGGTTCATCAACTGGCTCTGGTTCTACCTTGGTTTTATTAGCCTTAACCTGTGCTTTGAGTTCTGCTAACTCTGCCTCTAGTGTCTTGCGCTCTTCCTGGAAATCTAAAACCTCCTGAGGAATGGGTGCTTGCTCCGCTTCTGAATAAGGAGTCCACTTAGCTTTCTCCGCGTCTGTTAGCCTCTTCCAGATAACGTCATTGAAATATTTATAAATGTCTGGATTGCCGTCTTTGAAATACTTTGTCTTCATAGTTACAAATTTAAGTTAATTTAGTCTAAATAAAAAATAGCGTGTTAATTGAAATCTTTTTCTTGCAATTTTGTCCATATAAAATTATTGCGAACCCTGTTATAAGTAGTTAGCGCACTCTCTATCGGGAAGTCATCATCCGAGATACCGTCAACCTCAAAGAAGTTATCTATGGCATCCTCAAGGGACATCTTCTCACGCTCACACAGAGCAGTAACATGACTGAATAACATCAAGTCTAGTGCGCTCCTACGGTAGAACGCTGGTATCTTACCTTCGTACGGTTTTATTTTTGGCATATTTTAAGTATTGTTCCTTGTTATCAAAATCTCTAGTATCTTTAACGAAGGTGAAATGCTCACCTATGAGGTGTTCGCGGAAGTCAAAGCCGTTCATCTGGCGATATAAGTTCCATAGCTTACCATAACGCTTATGAAAGTTTGGTGAGCTTACGACCTGGTTAATAGCGTAAATCACCAGGTGACTCACGCTGAGGTGAAACTTTATAGCGTATATCTCACCCTGATCTCCATAAAACATTATAGGCTCTTCCTGCTTTTTTATCATCTTGCGTGTGTTCCTTCCATAGAGAGTATCACCTAAGAGGATTGTTGTCCAGTCACCCCACAGGTCACGAGTAGAGAATAGCGTTGCTAGAGTTACCTCCGACTGCTCAGGCTCAAACCACTTCCTAGAGTGCTTCTTTATCTGCTTGTCTTTAGTTACTACTATCGAGTCCTCAAACTGTCCCTGAATCTTGGTTATTAAAGGCTCACCGTCTATGTCTACTAACTGCTTAATAGATGGTAGCCCTACAATATCCCCGTGATTCCAGCGTGTCTGTTCGCCTGCTGCTAAGATTAGTTTCATAATAATGTTTTTATACCTTCTTTAAATCCTCTGAAATTAACTCCTAACTCTTGCATCTTACCAGCGTCTACATCAAACCAGAATATGTCACCCTCCAAAGGGTCGGTATATTCTATCTCTACATCACCGTATTCATTCATCAACGTATCTGCTAATTGTCCTATTGTTGTCTGCTCCGAGGAGGCGCAATTGTAAACCTGCCCATACGTACGGTACTCTTTCCATACCTTCATGTTAGCCTCCACGATGTCATCAACGTGAGTGAAAACCCTCTCTTGCTCACCGTCGCCATGAATAGTTATCCCCCTTCGGTGTTCTATTTGGTTCTTAAAGATAGCCACCACTCCCCCAAGGTCGGGATCATTCTCTTGTCCTGCTCCGTAGACATGGAAATACCTCAAGATAGTGATGTTCATATTGTGAGCATACCTGAAGTGCCTCACGTAGCTCTCCCCTGCCAGCTTAGATATACCGTAATAACTCACCGGGAGCAGGCGTGTCTCTTCGTTTATCTGCCCCTTAATCACATTCCCGTAGACTGAACCCGTAGAGGCGTGAACGAACTTCTTTACTCCGTGTTTTTTGGCAAGCTGTAAGAGCATGAGCGTACCCCCTCCATTTACTTGTAAGTCTCTCACAGGATCTCTCAGGCATATATTCTTCTTACTCGCTGCGTTATGAAAGATGACATCGCACCCCTCAAAGGCATCCTCCACCGTTCCCAGCTCGTCCCAGTTAGATATGTCTACCTGTCTAAATGTGGCCTTGTGGGGTATATTTGATATATTACCTGCCGATAAGTCATCGAGTATTATAACCTTATGCCCGTCTTTTAAGAGCCTTCGTGCTATGTGACTTCCTATAAATCCTGCCCCTCCTGTTACTATTGCTTTCATAATCTTTTAGTCTTTAATAATTCTAGTTTAGCTAACATCTTTACCTCTAATCTATGTGGCATCCTGCGCTTAGGCTGGTTGCCTGATTTCATCTTTTCCCTGTTGGTATTCGTTATGGCTCTAATCAACAAATCTAATTCTAGCTGATAAGTCTTATATCCCAGACTGTGTATGGTATCAAAATAGTCTATCGTAATAAATTGCTGCTCTATTAATAACCCCATGTCAATCTCTTTGTCTATGGTATGTGATGTCACCCCTATGGGTAGTCCCTCAAAGATAGCCCACTTGAGAGAGTCTAGCCCCCTGACATAAGGCAAGTAGCCTGGATGTGCATTTATTATCTCATGCCCTCTTATCATTTCTTCGGGAAGGATATTACATCCCCCTATTAGTATCTTATCGTACTTATCAAAATCTACCTCCTCGGTATATCCATATCCCATAGCTTCACAGAAGTTACGCGGAGGGATGTTCAATTCATTCACCATGCGATGTCTCACTAGTGGGATAAATTGCTTCCTCTTAACAAACGGGAAGGCTACACATTCTACGTCCTTATATCCATGTGCTTTGAGCCTGAAGAGAACGTCCTGCGTCTTCTTATGTGGTACATCGTATGTTATTACTCCTATCATAGTCCAAGTACGTTACGTGCAGCGAAATCGTAAGTGGTATACTTTAAAGCCCATGTCTTTTGTTCTTTTATCTTTTCGTCCCTTTCTTCGGGATGCTCTATATAATAATCTATAAGATCCGTGAGGTTATTGCGACCTATCCACACCACCGGGGGCGCAGGGATCTCTCTCCCCGTATATTCACCACGAGTGAAAACCAGCGACTCTAAGAGCATAGCTTCTATGCCACTCTTACCTATGCTGTGGTGGTCTACACTTATTCCGTATGTGTCTGTCGGGTTATACAACTGGTCGATGAACATATGTGAGCGAGCCTTCCTTTTAAGACACTCCTCCCATGTCACTCCTGTAATCAAGTCGAAGATTATACTATCACCATATTTCTCTATCCCTTTTTCTATTTCGTCCGTCCCTTTCTCTACTCTTTTCATAGCTACAAATGGCGAATGTGCAATGGTCAGCTTATCATTTTTCTTTATCTCTACGTGCGATAAATCAAAAGGCTGATAATATTCCTTTGTGGGTAGATCGCCACGAAAGGCTATCTTGCATAGATGGGCAAACACATCCATATTTATCATCTTGGAATTGGCCCTGACGGGATCTTCTATTATCTTCCCATCTGTAATGATTGCCTTTATTTCTTTATACCCACTCAAAAACTTGTTGTATTTTTTAATGCCCATATACCTCTCAAGACAGTATATCGTTACTACGCTGACGATTATTAAAACATCTCCTTGTGGTGGTAAGTTCTCAAACCCGAATAATGCTTTAGGCTCTATATGATCCAGCCCATGAAGGTTGTGATTCATCCACACCGTTGTTAGTTCACAATGTTTGCGTAACCCCAAGCTAAGACCGCAAGCATGTCCTCCGGCAGCATCAACACATACAAGTGTTACCTTCATTTTACTCCGTTTATATTTATACTTGCTGTATCGGCAATATGAATATCACTAATCTTCGCATCCTTATACCATTTAACAATATCGCTAGGCTCATAGCTAAAGTTGTACTCAGGGTTAAGTGCATCGTACCATCCGTGAACATTCTTACCTAGTCCCTTGCACATCGCTACTTTTTCTTCCTGGGTCTTGGACTTAAACTCTTTGCGTAAATCTATGTATACGTTCTGAGTGTTTCTGTTATATAACATAAGATGTATAGTACCGCCCTCCTTTAATACGGAGATAAGTTTAGTAAATCCCTTATGAGGATCTTCCATGTGGTGCAGGACACCCCACGACAGGATAAAGTCGTACTCACCCTCTATGTCTAGTATACTCATCTTTCGTGTATTGGGATTTATCTTCTTACACGCCTCTACGGCTTCAGTGCTTATGTCTATGCTCGTCACCCTTGCTCCCAGCTCTTGCATAGCATACGTATATCTCCCATTGCCACAGCCAGCATCTAGCACATCCTTATCTTTCAAGAAATCTTCAGGCAGTCCTGTAAATTTCATAAACTCACTTACCCTCGACTCATTATACTCGATAAATTCAGACGGTAGATTCTTCCATTGATAATCAAACTCCATTTATTTTATGTCCTTTCTTTAAAAGATATTCACACACCGAGGCAGCACAATAGTGTCCCCACCAGCTACGATAATTCATAAAGTCATTCTTCATGGGTACTCTTATATGCTTGCCATACCATGAGTTGTTATAACTATCTATGGCGTATATCAACAAGTCATCATTGAGCGTTCTTACGGGTTTCATGTTTCCAAGCTCTGTAAACATATTGGGTATGTGTAAAAGGTGAGGCGTTACTTTAGCAGCCATGACACTTGCTATCCTACTTTTCCATTTCTTCGCTGTATTAAACCCGGCCAGAGCATTTAAAAACTCGTAGTCCCAGAACGGATGTACCCAATTATCTCCCCATAGTTTGAAGTTCTGTATCTGGAGGTAGTGATGCCACCGGAAATACCACGCGAAGTCCCTTCCTTTATATCCCTTGTGTGCTATCTCCATAGTCTCATTAGCCCCATAGCCTGTAAAGCACTGAGTCTTCGAGCTGTCTAAAACACCATCTTTCTCTAAATGAGCATAAGCATCATACCACTGATTCACCGGGAACGATGTAACACCGTTAAACTTCTTATAGAAAGTATTGAACTCAAAGCTCTCGCGGTGCTGCTCTGACTTCTCGCATCCATCTTTGTATACTATTCCTTTGAGTCCTTGGATTTCCATTATCCTCTTAAACTGTTTACCCTCACCAAGCACCTCTATACATATCACCTCACCGAGCCACTCCTTACCGTTCTTCTCTCCCAGTTCTTTGATAGCATTAGATATAATCCGGCTATCGTACCCTGAAGAGTGTCCTATAACATGAACCTTTGATGTATCCCACTGTCTCTCGATAACTCTTTTAAGCACTTCGTATAACTCCCATACGCTATTTATTCTCTTATGTGGTGTGTTAAGAAACGCGGCTGTCTCATCTGATTGCTTATATCGGTTAAAAGATACCTCTTTAAAGATTGTGTCGTGGTGATACTTCATGTCTGACTTGAAGATATGCCCCGGCACTGGTTTACGAAGGGTGAGCGTTTGTGGTAGCACATCATAAAAGTCCTTCGACTGCCCGTCACCTATGAATATTATATCCCTATCGAAAGTCATCTTAGTACATTTTGTGCAGCATAGTCATAAGTCGCATACTTCAAAGCCCACTTACGCCCCTCCTCTGCCATTTCTACTCGTTCCTTTTCGTTCTTAATATAGTAATCTAAAACCTCTTTAAAATTACCCTTACACCACGCCACAGGAGGCGCAGGTATTTCAGTATCGTACCCTTTGCCATAAGTAATAACAAGACACCCAAGGTGCAGAGCTTCGATCCCAGACTTTCCGAGAGCAGGCCATACATATTCTTTATTCTTAAACTTAAATTTCTTCCTGTCATAATGATCTACCTGATCCACAAAGATATGACTTTTTGCCTTTCTTTTTAAACACTCGTCCCAGGACACCCCTGTAATGAGGTCGAAGTTATATCCTTTTGTGATTTCTATTATCTGCTGTGTACCCTTTTCTCTAAACTTCCCCTGTCCAAAGGGACTGTGTGAGATAGTTAATACCTTATTTTTATTTAGACTAAATAAAGATAAGTCGAAAGGTTGGTAGTACGTCTTCACCGGATAAGGCTCACGGAAGTGCCTCTTACATGCCGTAGTGAGAACATCGAAACCATCAAACACCTTGTTATAATAGTCAGGGTTTGTTGCCAGCCGTCCATCGGTGACTACGACATGAACACGCTTATATCCCCTTAGTATACGAGCGAACACGGCATCCCCGAAGTGAATCTTTAGATAGTCATACGTTATGCAGCTAACTATGATAAGGTCATCACCTCCTTTGGGTAGATGTTTGAACCCGAACTTAGCATCAGGATTAAGATAATCCAGCTTATGCTTATTAATATTCTTCCATACCACAGTGAGATCACCGTACTTACGTAGTCCTATGGCTAGGCCACAGGCATGACCGCCTACTGCATCAACGCAGGTTAATGTTATTTTTCTCGACATAGCTTGCTATACAATATTCTAACCACCATTGGTTATATTCTATTTGTGGATTCGGAACAACATTGCTCGTCTTCCCGTATCTCGTTCCTTTGAACTGTTCATACAGCTTTTTAAGATCCTTAGCTCCCACAGTCCTGAATCCCGCCCCTGTCACATCGCCCAAGATAGTCATCCTTCTAATATCTTTACACTCGGGGACAAAGTGCTTACATAAATACATGCTCGTCTTATGCTCTTTGTGGTCTAGCATATATATAGCATCTATGTATCGCCATGTCCAAAATGGGTGGAAGGAATACTTAGGCTCTTTAAAAGCTGCTAGTTGGTAGTTGTAGTTCCAGTTGAAAAACAGGCTTATACGCTGCCTGGCATTTAGATTTGACTTCAGAGGCTTGAGAAAATACCCTTTTTCCCTTATAGCATCAGAGACATTACCACCATAGCCTGAGATGTATTGTATGTCTTCCTCATTCCAGTTCTTTATATAATAGTCATACCACTGATTCATAGGATAAGCACAAAGCCCGTTAAATCGTTCATGTATATCCTGGAAGTATTCAAAATCGTATTCGGGAGTCCATATAATATAATCCTTAGAGGTGAAATCTAGTGCCTCCATTACCTGCTTAAATCCCTTCGCCTCGCCTCCACATTCTACAAAGCATGTTTCTCCGAACCACTCGCTGCCGTGTTTGCGCCTTAGCTCCTGGAGTGCTTTGGCTATAAGCCGGGAGTCGTACCCTGAAGAAGAGCCTATGACGTGAATCTTATCAGGCATCCACCCCTCGAAGATAGCCTTTTTAAGCTCCTCGAATATGCTATGTGACCTTAGCTTGGGTGGGGTATATGCAGCAAGATCAGGAGGATCGCTATACGGCATAATGTGTACTTGCTTAAATGGTGTACTCCACGCACCACAAGCAACAGGATAATGTATCGACTGGTACATATCCTTAGTGATATTCACACTTACACTACTGGGAACAACGGCATCAAAGCTGTCAGATACCTTCCCCTGACATGAATACTTGCGGTATTTCCAGTTATATTGTAACGAGGTCATAAATATTATCCCATTGTTTAGCTACCTCCTGATAGCTGTGTTTCTGTAAGCACCAAAGGCGTGAAGCTAGACTAGCCTCTTCCATATCGTCCTCTAAGGTTTCTAAAATTAGCTTTACCCACGACTGTACTTTCCTTTCAGTAGTGATAACAGGGCAACCCTCTTGCCTAGCCTCTGGGCGTATCCACGTAGCTACGGGTATTCCGTATTGCATAGCCTCTATTGCTGAGTTGCCATAGAAGCCTACCGTGAACTGGTCGAAGAATATAGTAGCCCTCTGGCGCACCTTTAGAGCTGTATCGAATGACATCTTACCTGCTATTACTGTCTCTACATCTATTTCGCTCTTTAGTGCTGAGAAAATGTCGTACACAAAGTCAGTCCCTTTTACTTCACTTCTCGAAGGCATGTGAATAAGTAGTGGCGGCTCTTGTCTCTTGAATGTTACGGGCTTCTCTACGCAGTCTATCGGGTGAGGTGTCCATATATCCGAATAACCTTTGTAGCATAAGTCAGGAGTGAAGGCTGTACGTATCACAGCAGGCCTGTACATATCCAGGTTATACTTGGCATACCCTCCGCAACCCTTCTTCCTGAAGTGACTCCCTGAGACTGTCACTACAATAGGCTTGTGCATAATCTTCAGTCCTAAGTACCCATTTGCAGGAGGCCAATCACCTTTTAAGTGTACTACATCAGATGTGTCTATCCTTGCTTGCGCCTCTTGTTTGTTCCACTTTGAATTATCGGGATGACCGAAAGGATTGTAATACTTCCCAGAGTAGAGCTTAATATCATGGTTAGTGTAAGTGTTTATTGCCTCACACAGCTTATGCCCTGATCCGGCATAGTCAATCTCCGAGAGCATAGTTATTTTCATAACTTCAGTATATCTTCAAATTCAGGTATCGTATCAAACACATTAATATCAACAGGCTCGGTGTCATAAGAGCCTAGACTTGAAATCCCCCCAAAGCCCTTGATGTCTACCATAACGCAATTGCTTCCCTTCATCGTATATGTAGCACGCTTTAAAGTCTTATGTCCCTTTAGCCTCTGGTTCATTAACCAATCTAGCCCTCTATTTGCCTCGCTCCAGGGTCTGCCTTTGACTGCACGAAAAGCCTTTAACGAAAGTAACCTTCCCATGCCTATCGACTCACCTACTCTGTGAGCAACAGTATATCCTGGCCAGTAAACAGCCTCCCCCATCTTAGCATTGTAGTAATAGCAATCTTTAAATCCGGCAACATCAACACCGTTTTTAAGAGCGTATTGGTATAGCTTAATGACTGCACCGTTTACAAAGTCATCTGAGCCTAGTATCATAAACCCATCAGGCTTATAGTTCACGTGAGCTGCCATAATAGCCGCATTGAACTTCCCCGATAAAGGACTATTGGGTACTTCTACATATCCAGCTCCGGCATCTAAACACATATCCCTAGTCTTCACGCCCTCACTACCAGCTATCATAGTCTGTATTCCGAAGTCTTGATAGTATCTTTTGATACTATTTAGAAAGACTCTAAATAACCTTTCTCTTCCCCATGTAGCTGTTATGATGGATATGTTCATTCCTTGTTTAGATAACTCTTAATTTGTCCCCAAAGCTCCTTATCGAAAGTCAAAAGCCATGGGCCGGAAGGAAGAAATAGTACTATATTACCATCTGGACTTATGTATGAAGCATGAACAGACTCCATAACGAAATAGAAGTCTATCTTAACCTCTGATAATTCAGGCTCTTTAAGCCCTAAATTACGAGCGTTCTCGATAGCTTCCATATCTCCGTCCTGTAATATTGCTTTACATTTCATATCACTTTGTTGTTTATGTCAGTCTTAACAACTATGGCAGGCTCTATCTCGTTCTCCTCAACTATCGCAAAGCAGTTTATGTGAATCTTATCACCCTTATTGAAGAAGTTAGCAGCCCCACCGTTCAGCTCTACACATCCCGTACCTTCACCCTCTAGTTTAGGTATGGCATAAGTGACTATCCGCGATGTGCCGTTCTTAGCGTTCACCTCTACCCTCTCACCCCAGAAGATGTTAGCCTCTAGCATTAAGAGAGGATCTAAAGTTATACTTCCTTCATATTCTACGTCTGCACTTGTAACGGTTACACACTTTAACTTAGACTTCAATACGTGAATTAACATAATTAACTATTTAAAATATTCTTACCGTGAATAACTTGTCCGTATAGCTGTTCTGGAATCCTGGTGAATGGATAACGCTCAGGCATCCCCCTGTGTGCTAACTGTCCCACCGTCTTTGCTCCCTCCCACTTCTCTATGAGTGAAATAAAGGCACTCCCCCGAAGTTGTGGCGCACGAATAACCTTGCCCGTCTTATGGTAGTACTTAACCCCAAACGTATCTATCACTTGTTCCCTTTCTTCGAAGACAGCCTGTACGCGCTTAACGAAGTTGGACTCATAGTAATCGTCACTATCGAGGCGCGAGGTGATTATCCATTTTGATTTCACAGTCCTAATGTACTCAATAAAAGACGAAAAGATGGGGGTAATCTTATATTTTTTATATATTTCCTCCGGTGTGTCCTTGTCAAATCGTACCAGCCATGTGAAATCTTGTACCGTCTGATTCATAACACTTGGATACGTATATCTCTCGAATAAGGCTATGCGGTGCTTCATCCACTCCTCTGCATCCTTGCGCTTGTAGATACCTACATTGAATTTGGTCTGTATGTAATGCTTAAACACTTTTGCTTAGTATGTATTCGTCAAAGACCTTCCTCTGCTTTGACATATATTCACCCCTTATCTTGGGTGCTATTTTCGTGAGCGTTACACTTCCATTACCCAGATGTCTTACCCTTGAGTTACCTACTAAGATATGCTTAACCCCCGCTCTCTTTAGCTGGTCTGCATATACGTCATCAGAGTACCAGAATGTTACAGGCTCATCGAACTTGCCTATCTTATCGAATACCGCCCTGTCGGTGATTATGCACCACCCCAAAACCATCTTACCTACTGTATGTCCCTCTCTTATCCCGGCAAAGATGTGTTTGTTTGTAGGACTGGCAGATAGATAGTCCCCCTTTTGCATAGCTTTCACAGCATTAATCGCCCAATTAGCCTCAAACATTAGGTCGTTATTACAGAAAGCTACGTACCTGCTCTTGCATACTGACATCCCTAAGTTGAGACATTTATTATAATTGAACTCGAAGTCATAATAGAAAGTCTTGCCTAGTGGCTGCTCACGAGCATACCGGGACTGCTCAACAATGATAATATCCCCCACAGGCATACTAGCATGCTTTGCAGCCGTTCTAACAGCGTTTCGGGTCATCTCCCATAGACTACCCTTGAGGTTGTTCGCTACGAATACTAGGTCTATGCTATCTTTCATTTGTGCCGTATGTAACATCCCGAATCCACGCCCTCCTCTTTCCCGAAGACTGTGTGTATGGGATAACCCGTCTTATATTCAAAGTCCTCGTATATTATCTTATTGAAGATAGCCATATCAATATTCTCCTTCTTATCGGCTACATCGCACACGAAGAATATCAACAAAGGAAGGATGAGGTCGTATCTACCTCCCAATATACCACAATTTAACATCTTGCTATTGCCGTAGAATGTCTTACCGTATGCCTTGCGGAATACATCGCACATCCATACGCTGTCTTTTATCAACCCCTCCTCAGAGCCTATGATTATCTTATCCTCTATCAGTGGGAATGGGTCTTTGTATAGCTCCAGGTCGCTGCAATCCAAACACAATACCTTGTCGTAGCGGTTCTTCATAAGATGCTCTTTGTAACAAAAGAACCGAGCGTGTGTAGGTATTCTTGTGGGTCTGTAATTCACGAACCTAATCTTGTCTGTTGAATGTTTCTTTATGAACTTATCACTTAGCCTATCGTAGAATATTATCATCGACAGGTCTAGCTCTTTTACGCTATCGTAGAGAGGCTTTATACAAGTGAAGTCATTGCTCTCCCACTTACGCTCACGCTGAGGGTCGCTGAGTCTATTAAAATAGGAAGTAAATATTATACTTTCTCCCATATCTCGGAATTGTCAGGTCTGTATTTGTGCCTCTGGTCTGTCTTGTTATCTAACATATCTTTAAAGGCTTCTATCTCTATGCAGGTCTTATTCATTATCTTGCCTACCCTGAAGAGCTTGCCTAAAGCGTACTTGCTTACCTTGCCCTTAGATTCAGGGACATGCACCTTGCTAAAGTTCTCTTTGCTTATCATGTAACATGCCACAGGTCGCTCTACCTTCACCACCTCTAATCCTGCCACTCTCACAGGACTACTCAAGGGCTTTAATATCCACTTGCCGTAAACGTTCTCTCTGCGAAGCATTACAACATCAAACTTAGTACCCACCAAACCCGAATGAAGAGCCGAGAGCCATCCATCACAAGGGATAACGTCATTGTCTAGCTGTACTATGAAATCCCCTTTAGCTATCGAAGCACCTACTAACATGCCTCCCCAATCACCACAGTTCCTATCCATGCGCACATATTTGACATTCGTGTACCAACTATTCTTGTTCATCCACGCAAACCACTCCTTTGTACCATCACTTGAAGCGTTGTCTATTATTATATGCTCATAAGGTATATGAGTTCTGCGCTTGACGGCATCTAATACTTGTGCTGTGTATTCTAAGCGGTTGCGACAGCGTGTGATAATGGAGATCATTTCTTGTCACTTGTCTGTTTAACCGAAGCAGGTATATGCTTACTCACTGAGGGTCTTGTTGATCCTCTAGTGGTAGCTGGTTTAGTCTTCTTTTTCTTGTTGCAGCCGCACGCCATCTTGATTAGGTTTAAAAGTGTATATTAATTGAACATCGTAAATACTGTCAGGTGCTTCAAATGTCACACCTCCCGGGTACGTGACAGACAAGATACCTTCCTGCTTTAATATATCCATAGTCCTTACTTGCTCCTTTTAGGTTGTTAATAAAGTTCCAGTCGTGGGCGTAGTTGTCCTTAGATTGCCACAGCGCAAAGGCTGGCTTATGAATAATGTTACTTGTCCCACACTTCCCTGCTTTGTTAATGTCACATTTCCTGTGTCTGAAGTCCTTACTCTCTTTCCTGTACACCCAGTCATCCATCCAGTACCATGCTTTACCCTTCAAGTGGGGAGCTATCTCAGCTAAATGCTCAGGTGCAAAAGCGTCATCAATATCCAAATATAAACAATAATTACCCATTGCAAGTCTTATTCCTGAATTTCTTACCTCACCACTCCATGTAGGTTGCTTGGGAATCTTGTATAATCTGATTCGTGAGTCGTGAATCTCGCGTACTATCTGTACTGTCTTATCACATCCATCGGAGATAACAATAAGTTCCCAGTCTTCGTAGGTTTGTGCCTGTGCGCTCCGTATAGCCCTTACTATCTTCTGCTCCCTGTTCTTAGCTGCACTCTTGTAAGGACCGAGATAGGAGGGCATTATTATTGAGATCATAGTTCAGCTTCTTTGCATGCGTCCTTACGCCCATTCTGACAGGCCAGGTCTGCTGATATATAACGGATGCTGTGGCGACAATTATATCTCCCTCGCTCAATCAAGGGGTTATACGAGTCATCACACCGCTTACCTTTGGGCTTCCCTATCAAGTAAGGATCACACTTCCACTTCTCCGTCTCTTCGGTGTTAAAGGTCTTCCCTGCACGTTTACGACAAAACTCTCTTGAGGTGTCTATGATACTCCCGGCATAAACGAACCACGTTAATCCTAAAGAGTCTGCATAGTGTTTGTTTATCGCTGCATCGGTATCGTTAAACGTATCGTAGGCAAACTGCTTGTAGTACTTCTCTAAAGCACCGTCACGGATCTTCGTACCTATGACTAACTCTTTCATTCCTTTTAGGTACTCGTCAAAGCCTTTCTTATTGGCCACCGATGTAGTAACGTAGTCTTTTAGCTTCTGGCGCACTTCGGGAGTCTTCGTGATAGTATCAAGATAACCACCTTCGATAATCTTCCCCTCTTTTAGTCCTATGCCCTGCTCTATAAATCCTACTTTCTCACCTATTGACTTCACTATATCAACAGGCTCACCCATAGCAGAATAATACTTCCCGGAGATGGGAGTGAGTTTGAGCATGTCTTCACCAAAGCGAGTATTGACAGCACGAAGGGTCTTTCTGTCGAGAGCATCAAAGAGCCTATCTATCTTCATCGCTAACCTCATATTCCCTACTGTTGGCTTTAAGTTCCCTGCGTCATCGGTAGAGAACCGCCCGAAGTAATCACTTACCATAGCCGTTAGAAGTTGGTTCTGTGAGGCATCTACCTTACGAGAAAGCCAGTCAAGGCGTGAGGTTATATAGTCGTCCTTACGCTTCCATATATCCTTTATCTTATTCTGGTTCGCCATCCTCGAATGATGCCTTTTGTGTATCGCCCGTCTTTAGCTCTTCAACGATCTTATCTACTGCCTCTTTTACTGTCTTCGCCTGCTTGTCCCTGTTCCACACAAAGAAGTCGGGATGTTCCAAGAAGATAGCATCGAAGATCCATCCTAAGTTGTTATACAAAACCTTCACACTGAAAGGAACGGTGTTACTTGCCATTGCCGTAGCTATCTCTTCATCGCTCTTCCCTGAAAAGGGATCGAAGCTCTGCACCGTCTTATAAACGACAAACTCGTGAGGATTATCCGAGGTGTCTATACGCATTATGTCATCGTCAATATTCCTCAAGATAGCATCTGGTGCGCCTGCATCCAAAGCACCCTTGCGGTCTGCGATATAGTCATCCTTGCTCTTGAACTTGAAATCCTTGTTAAACGTCAGCGAGGCAACCAAGTTCTCAAGTAAGTTAGTTACTACAGCTATCGTCTTTACCTGGAACTCCCAGCCCCTTCCGTACATCATAGCCAAAGGATAAAGAGTGTCATAGATATTGTCAAGGTCTATACGTTTCTCTGTGGCTGTCGTAGCTATATCATCCTGAGTGAATATCTCGGAGTTAAACACCGCCTGCATACACTCATTTGTCAGGTACTCAATGTACAGTCTTTGGAACTCCAACAGAGCCACCTCTGGAGTGACATACTGCACTAGGTTCTCAAGGCTAAGCTGCTCCTCTTTGCCTCTTGGGATAGGTACATAAATGATGTCTTGCGTTGAGGTGGCAACAGCGAAGCCCGTCCCTCCGCAGACACCACACTGAATGCTCCCACCGTCTTTGTATATATATCCTCCATTGCACCCTTCTCCAGCACACTTACGAGCCGTGATAATCTTCTGAGGGAAGGCGTGGAGAGCCATCGTGAGGTCTAACTCAGAGTTAGCCTTTATACTCTTCTTGAGATATGGAACACAATCATTATAGGGACTAACAAACGTATTACCGTCTGTTACCTCGTCCCTTTTATAACCTGCTCTAAATGCCGGGACAAACCCCAGGTCGTGAGGGTCAAACACTATAACCTCATAAACCGTCTTATCGTCAGTCCTGAAATACCACACTCCGTCAACCTCTTTAGCTATGCCTACCTCTTCGTTCCTGAAAATCCTTAATATAAGCCTTGCCTCGTCTTCTGTTAGCTTCACTGCCGAGATGGTCTGGTTTAGCCCGTAGAGAGTGTACCTGTCATCTTGGTGGTCTATTAAGTACTGAAGGATGTTGTTAGTATATTCAAACATCACCGCCTCAAATGAATTAGACTCATAAGGATAAGGCAACGCTCTTGTTTTATCTCCGTCAAAGGTGTCCCACTCTATAACCGTAAAGGTGTTAGGATCTGTGTCGTTAAGCTCTAACCACCGTGTAGACATCCAGTCATCGAGGGACATATTACCCCAATACCTATCTAAGATGTCTTGTAATTTTTCGGCTCTCTCAAACTCGTTATCGTTCTTATACCCCAGCACTCTGCGCTTACCATTGGAGCGAGGTACTTTCCTCTCAACAGATACGATATTACCCACCACCGAGGGGATAATGTGCTGAGTTATCTGTTTTCGCTGTGCAAAGGCTTCGTCTGTCTCACGCATCACAAATTGACGCATCATGTCATCAAGTCCCTCACCTGTTATGTAGGCTCTGTAATCGGTAGCTAACTGCGTCACCCTGTCGTAGTAGGTGTGCGTAATCTTATTGGCTGCTACCTGTGCCAGCCATTGAATCATCAAAAATAAGTCATCCATATTATTAAGTTTTAAAATAGTGTGCAAAAGCCTCTACGATAAGGTATTCCGCGGCGTCGGCACAATGCGAATACTTCTCATAGCTCTGCCCCGTGTCCGGGTTCGTGGTGCGTACTTTTAGTTTCTTACCGTCAGCATCCTCTTTGAGATATTCAAAGTCCGCTATCATATTTTTACATTGGCGATCCACTAAGATACGAACATCATACTTCTCATCTAAAAGGCTGTTCATGAAGTCCCGTCTGCGTATCACCGAAGGAGCAGAGTAAAGCACCCTGTTTGAGTAGTTATTCACAAACCCCCGTAGCACCTCTTCGATAATGTCAAAGTCATTACGCCTGTCGCGTGTACTTCTGTTCTTCCCCGAAGGATCACCGTAGAAGAATAGCCCGTCTTTGAGCTTGTCTTTATATCTACGCCTGAACTCCAGCGTCACCGCCTCGGTGCTGTTCTGTGGTGAGGGAAGGCACAGCTCATCGAAACATCTTAGCTCCCAGTATTTCTCTTTCTTGATTATCTGCCAGCACAGAAGAGTCATATAAGGAACAACGTTAAAGTCGTAGGTTATGTGTATAGGCTCTTTGTCTACGTGCTTTATCTCCCCTATATGTCTCAGCCTGTCGAATGAAGAAAAGTACTCTCCTCCTGCTTTTACGAAAGGATTGGCGAATATTAACCTCTTCCCCGATTCCTTTAGCTTGCCCTCTCTGTCAGAGTGGTCATAAAGCAGCCCTTCGATGTGACCTTCTGGCAAGTTCTCTTTATTGTGGTACGTAGAGCAGATACTCACACACATATCGTCAAACTCTTTCCTAAAGAACTCGTCTTTGTCGTATATCTTCTTTTGTATCTCTATCTCGTACTCGTCAAGCCTGAACCAGTCGTTTATCCAGTCTACCTTTGCCGGAGTAGTGCCTATGTACAGAGGATTGAAGTCTTTACCGTTCATCTTTAGCCCCGTCTGTCTGAGCCTGTGGATTATTACCTCCTTTACCGCTTCCTCTTTGGTGTCTTTTGTCTCGTCAATGATAGCCCACCCAAACTCTTTACCTTCGTGGGCCTTGTAATTGTCTAGTGAAGCCTTGTATATCACCGCCCCATTCCTGAATGAGATTATAGAGTCGTATCTGTCGAAGTTGTGACCCTCGGTGTTAAAGCCGCTAGGAGGCTTCTGCCCTACCACGTAATGTAAACCTTCCACTAATCCGAAGAAGTCCCTCCAAACGTCCCTTATACGCTTTAGAGTCGAAGTATTGAGCTGTTCGTAGGTGTTAGCTCCTATGAATCCGTCTACACTGGGGAAGTGCTTGACAAAGTTAGCCGCTATGATAGCTTCTAAGAAAGTTTTTCCCGATCCTGTTCCCCCCATGAAAAGGTTTATCTTACATGGACTCTCCAGGACGTACCTCTGTGGCTTACTCAGTATCAGCTTTGTTTCTACTTTCAATTTTTATGCTAAATGGAAGGTCTGTGGTGCTTACTGCTATCTCTTGCTTGTCTGACCATCCGAGATTCTTTAGTGCGAATATAGATCCGGCTACTGTGTTTCCTGAGAGATTGTTTTCATACGATTCCTCTATTGCTAGTCTTGCCCTTTTAACTGTGTAAGAAAAAGGTTTGTTTTTTTCGTAGTCATAAAACGATTGCCGGGACTCAAACCCAAGGAATAAACAAAGCCCCGTTATGGTTAAAGGCTTCTTATCCCCTTCTGTCTTATCTACGTAATCCTGTATTTTCTGTTCTAGCTTTCCCGGGGAGTCGAATACAGGAGGTCTACCTGTGCTGCTCATGATTGGTTAGGATATTATTAAACTTATCTTTAAACTCATTTATTAATTCAGCTGTATTAATTATATTATCCCCACATTTTAATTCTATGCTTGAATTTACTATGGGATTTATCCCGTCTCTTAGCTTACGTATTTTCTCACAATCTATTCTTGTTTGTAACATTCTAAATGCCATGTTTTCAAAGTCTTCTTTAAACCATTCTATCATATCATCCTTATAATTATCAAAAATATGATTTATTACAACCTCGGTATCTAATACAAACCATTCTCCTTTGAATTTATCCTTTTTAAATTCTCTGTGTATTTGTTTTTCTACCTTATCGTAATTGTTAATTTTGAACGCCCCTATAAATGCAATAGGATATAGAGACGATATTTTATAATACATGAGCCTCTTGATGACATCTTTTGTTCTTCCCACCTTTACTAGATGAAGCTCTGGGTCTGCGATGATATAAATCCATCCGGGATTTTCCATTCTAACAAAAGTAAGCAATTTTAGCCTAATTAAAAAACCCACTCATCTCTAAGTGGGCTTAATACAGAAAGAGTGTATCAGAACACTATTATTAATCCTATTATATTAGCCACTAAAGCAACTAAAGCCACTACTAATACAATGGTTAGCTTGTGCTTATCCCAGAATTTCACGATACAGGTACTACTGCTAGTTTAGCACTACCATAAAGACAGTCTTCCGCCCCATCGTTTTTAAACCATCGTGCAGAGACATGACAATCTCCTGTTGATTCGGGGGTGATAAGTGCGTGGTTCTCTCCTGAAGCGTGTTCTACTATTGCATCGTCAGCAGTAAACTCGTAGAGTCCGTCTGGATTAGCTGTGCAATAAACGTGGAAAGGTTCGTTTACTGGTACTGATTGAGGAATGATGAAAAACCTTGGTGAGCCCACCGTTGGATCAGATAACATTCTTCTGTTGTCATCTAGGTTAGACATTGCGTGGTGATAAGGGCCTGCTCCTGCCATAATGATTTGATTTTAAATTAGAGATTATAAATATAGTCAATTTTATCCTATTAAAAAAACGAAGCCCCCCAGAACGGAGAGCCTCGCCAAACCCATTAAACACAAAAACCAAGTAAATATACAAAATTAATTCCTATCTATGTAATGTTATAAGTATTCTATCTCGTTTACATCGTCAATAGGTATGTGTATCTCGTCATCACATTCTAAGGGCCAGAGGACTAACACTTTCATGGTTATTGCTCTCACAAATCCCGTTCTATTCTGCTCATTGCCTAGCTTTGTTTTCCTCGACTTAACATCAAACTTCACCCTACATGAGCATCCCTCGTATTCCAATAGCTCTTTCATTTTCATATTAGTAGAATACCATTCCGTTTACGATGAACTTGTCTATCTTTAGCTTCTGCTGTTCCTTGCGCTTGTAGTTCTTTTTCTGTCTCTCTAGGCATACCCTGTTATGACATTCTTTGCATCTCGGATACCTATATACCTTCCCTGACTTGAGCATCTTCTTAACGTGGAAGTTTTCTTCTGGGTATTCTTTGTTACATTCTATACAAGTTTTCATGTTATTTGTTTTTATCCCCGGTGTTCAAAATCAATCTCATCAATAGCTTGTGCAAGTTTCAATATTGCTTCTTTGAGCCTTGCTTGTCCAAATTGGTCTGAGCTGTTAGGAACAAGTCTCAGTATTTCCTCCATCTGTTTCTTTACTGTATTCATACTTTTACTTTTTATCCCCGGCAACTGGTTTGTAATGTTGAAATTCTATAATATTGGGGTATTTTAGTTGCATTGCTCTCAGCGTACTATTATAAATAGGAATTGCCTTTTTGTTTAGAAATTCAGCATTATGTGGAACAAGTCTCGTTAGGGTAAACTTACTACTTAAATAATGTAGGTCGCTCCACATAGATAATAACCTATCTACATGGGATTGTCTGTACACCCTTCTTGAAGCTCCGTAATAATTTTTAAGTTTGGCGGTCTTAAAATCGTGGATTGATATTGCTTCTTTCATCCTTTTACTTTTTATCCCCGGTGTTAGGGGAGGTTACTAATGGTACTTGATTAATGTATCCGATTACAGAATGTTTTTCCATCCCAAAATAATCTTTTATTTCTTTTTGGTCTGCTGCTCTCTGTGCTTCTGCTGTCTCTCTCAGTAACTCATCAAGGTCGGATTCAAACTTTGTTGAGGGGCGAACACCTCCGTATGAATACCACTTTTCTATAAACTTTTCTTTTGTCATGGTGTTTCCTTTTTCTCGTTTCCCATATCATCAACAATACAGGCCATACTACGCTGAATGTTTATCGTGGCATCACGAATGTTCTGAAACGCTAATCCAAAATCCAGGTTATAGATCTTTAGCTTGTCGGCTACCTCAAACAACTCCATGTTGATCTCGGTAAGTCCTTTAATAATGTCTATTGGTTTTTTGTCTTCCATGATATAAACTTAGTTAAAAATGTGTTTAGAATGAATTTAAATTAGCCTCTAGCTTGCTCATCGTGTATCTTAAATGCTTGTCTATCTCTAACCTTCCTGTAATCGTCTTTACCGAGTAAACTATCATGGAGTGGTGATTCCCGAATATCGCACCTATCTCTTTAAAGTTTAAATCTGTGTATTTGCGTGTCAAATAAAAAATTATCTGCCTGTATTCAGCGTATGGGTGTTTGCGGTTTCGTACCTCTGGGAAGATGTCTCTTTTAAGAACCGTGAAATAGTCCGTGACTGTTGCCAGTATCTCTTCAACCACCCTGTCATTGTCAACTATCGCAGGTGTACTCTTCCCGTATCCTCCTACCCTTACCTGTCCTAGGAATATCTCATAGCTCTCACCCTTGACATAATCTTTGACAAATTCGTTAATCATAAATCTTAGGTTCTCTGGTAATACGTTGTGAAGGTTTACAAGTCTCATAATAGTTTTTCTAGTTCGTTAGCCTCAAATTTGTAGTATTTCTCATACTGGTCGATTTGCCACTGCATCATCTTCTCGGTGTCCTGACTCTTCTGTACCAAGTAAGCTAAAATATCATTGCCGTATTTGTCTATCAGGAATAAAGCGTACTCTTCTAAGTTGCCCTGCTTCTCAGAGTTACATTCTCTACATTGCGGTGCAGCATTTTGAGAGTGCCAGCGTGTGCCTAAGTGCCTTCTCGACCTGAAGTGTCCACAGTCCATCTCTTTCCAATGTCTGACGGTAGGACAAGTACAGCACTTTACCATGCCATTTTCATCTGCATCTCTTAAACGAATGAACCGAGAGAATTGATAGTCTGCTTTTTTAAGTACCATTAGTCGAGTTTGCTTTTGAAATGTTCGATTAAAGTGTCCATCTTCGCCTGATAGTATAATGTAAAATCAGTGAATCCCTCTGGTGTTTGCTCAAAATTACGATACAGCACACCCCGAAGCCTTTGTCCCGGTGTCTTGCCTCGATCTTCGAAATCTGACTCCAGCTTATCCATCATGTCCTTCTCTGACTGCTTAAAAGCATCTTTTTTAAATGCTACGTAACCAAATTCACCTAAAGACTCGTTAAGTCCTACCATCTGCTCTGGTGTTAATTCGTTGCTCTCCCATACAATTTTATAGGTTCGATCCTTCAAGCTTCGAAAGCTCTCCAGGTATGCAGAAATTATCATCATGGCTATTCGTTGTTAGGTTTAAACTCCTTAGCGTTCCCTATTATCTCTCCCCTCTTCCCCTCTTCGCGTTCCTGCTTGCTCGTAGCCTCTACTATCATGTAGTCGGAATACTCACTGTCAGGTGTCTCAATTAATACTGCATCCAGGTATGTGCCTTTCTTGCCTTCGTATAACCTGCTCTTGGTTATCTTTGTTACGTCAATTTGTAATTGAATCATATTTGTATATTTAGTGATTTAATGTATTCTGATAATCCTTTTCTGAAGCTAATTTGTGGGTTCTCTAGGCCGTGTTCATCTGCATGACATTCATCACATAAAGTAATTAGAAATTCGGTATCATATTCCCAGGGTAACAAACCTTTAATATATTCAGTGTGGTGAACGTGCAAAAATCTACTACTATTCGTGTGTCCACATTTAGAACATTTGAATTTATCCCTCCTTAAAACCTTAAACCTCATAATACTCCAATCATAAGTATTAAGTAATTCATCGTAATTAGGTTGATGTTCTTTGATTTCTTCGTACCATCTTTTTTTCATAAGTCTCTATGGTTTTCAATCCGTTTTAAATTCTGGTGATTCTCTTCTATCATTTCATTATAAGCGTTGTTAATCTCCTTATAAAAATCGCTCATAAAAGCCATTATCTTAATTCCATCTAAGCTCTCGTATAGTTGTCCGAAGTACCCGTTCTTTATCTTATTGAAAAATGCCTGGTATTCCTGAAGGCTCAAACGTGGATAACCATTCATCAGCATATTCACGGTTTCTATTATCTGGCCTGCGTTCATCTTACGCGAAACATTTGAAAACTCATTAAGCTCTAAAAGCATTTCGGCTATAACCTCTTTGTTATCCTCGGAGACTATTATAACATTTTGTAATCGCACCAAGTCGTAAGACGTACTAACTCGTGCAACCTGATCCTTTACAACTTTTACTATTTCAGCTTTGTTGTAAGTCTTTAAAGATTTGTTCTCTGTCATATTCTTGTGTTTTATTATCTCCCTTTAATTCAAAAAATCCTTTCCATCCATTCTGTATAGACTGCTTAACTATTAACATTGCTGTCTCAATTTTGCCACCGGAAAGTTCTTCAAGTTTGCTTAATGCTCCTTGTTCCCCTATTTGTTTATATGAAAAACCATGCTGTTCCTTTTTATATTTTTTCCAGAAGTCCCATACATCAATAAACTTTTCATCCTTAAAAGGGAGTACTATATTATTTACTTTACTTTCCTTTACTTTACTTTCCTTTACTTTAGGGCGGTTACGTACTGGTTCGTTACCGGTTACAGTTTTTGCATCCTTCTGTTTATCACGCCATTCAGAAACTTTTATCCTGTTTTTTTCTTTTTTTATCTGGTACTTTTCACTAATGTTTAGTAGTTGTTCATTGAAAGTTTCACTATTCTTTGAGTGAATTAACTCTATTTCTTCCATAAAGTTCCAGCATTTGTCAAGCCTTTTACCTATTTTTAACTGAGCCTTTAATGCCATTGTGTTAATCGGTTTCTCCTGTTTCCCTATCTTTTCAAGTGCAGTATAGAATAATCCTAAACCCTCATATCCAAACTTCAAATAAAGTAAGGTTATCTTTTCGTCATCGAATGAACTTGTATCATGTAGAAAGTATTTCATTGTGTAATAAAAAAAGGGGTAGTCGGTGAGATACAACCGCAATCCAATAAAGGAATACAGAACACCGAGAACCCCAGATTTTTAAATTTTTTCATTGAATTGCAAATTGTATCTAGTTGCAATATAGTCAATTATTCCTTACTATCAAAATCGTGTGCGAATGTTTAGCGTTCTATTCTTAATGGTGTGTTCATTATATCCATCCATCACCATTACGCTTTCAGCTAGTCCGACAGAGTCCGCAAGCCTATCTCCTTCAATTGGCTTTAGTAACCATATATCATAGAAGCCAGGAGTAAGCTCAAACGTCTTGGACTGTCCTGCTTTAAAGGGGAACGTACTATTATCAACGTACAGCGTTCCATCAAAGGCTCGGTTATTTATCTTTAGTGTGGTTTGTCTTTCACACGAAAGAATTGAAAGCACGAATAAAAATACTATTAGTTTTTTCATGGCTTACTATCAAAATCGTCTTTCCACTTCTTGAAAGCAATCATAGGGTCTGGTGCTCGCTTGTCTCTGAATTTTTTAAGTACCTCCTGCGCGTATTCACACGCAAACATTATCATGTCGTATTCGGTGTATTGTTTCATGGCTTTTTAATTAAGGTAAGTTGAAATTCTATGTCTGTCTCTAATCCTTCTTTGTAGGCTTTCTTCATAAGGTACTCCTTGCATAGCTTGTCAAGAAATTCCTGCGGTGTTAGCGATAACTGGTCGTCACCATCGTCTATTGTAACGTATGGATTAGCTGCCTTAATTCTCTCTGAAGCTGAGTAGAATTGCTTTTCACTGAGCCAGGGTCGCTTATCGGTATTCGACTTCTTCTCCTTTTTCGCTTGGCTTCCCTGAGCATCCGTATCCTTGTCTGTAACGATACCAAGCATAGAAGAGAGTGCATACCTTCGCATATATGTTATCCCTGAACCTAAAGCCTGATAGTCATTCATAGCCTTGAGTGTAACTTCCGGTATGTCTACCCTACTTTCAAGTGTCTCGCCTGATTCAATATGAAATAGTATAGTCCTGATGAACCTTACTTCCTGGTCGTATTCTAGAGGTTGAGTGAACATGAGTCCGTGTGCCTTGAGTAGAGGATTGATAACCTCCAGGATTGCAGGGAGGTCTGCGTAGTTGTAGTTAAAGGCTTCGGTGTCCTTTAATATTGGAGGACAGTCTTGTTGGAAGTCTGCTAGTTTGGTTAATAATTCTTTCATAATGTTATGTTGAGGTTATGTAACTTGATAAACTCCGCTATCCCTATCTTCAGGATGTCAGCAGCGAGGTCTTCTTTCCTCCGCTTGTTTAGATAACTAAACTTTGTTTTCTCTGACATCTGCACTTTCTCAAGCCAGTCGTGAGTCTCTAGGTCAGCGTTTACGCTTATGTGTTTTTTCATAATATTTATTTAGATATTTTTGCGTTCTGCTTGTTTATGATTGTGGCATTCCCGGCATTCTTGATTGTGGCATACCCGGCATACTCGATTGTGGCATACCCGGCATACTCGATTGTGGCATACCCGGCATCCTTGATTGTGGCATACCCGGCATAAACCACTCTTCCGTAAGTTAATTGCCCTATATTCACTTTGCCGAGAATCCAATTACCACAAGGCAGGTACTTCTTATCCTCAAGGACGATGATCTTTTTGAGCTTTACATTAAACTTACGTATCCACTTCTCTTTCAAATCTTCGGTGATCCAATCGAAATCGGAATCATCTAAGTGAAACTTGTACTTTTTCAAATCGGTGTAATCCTTATTATCATCAGGGTGGTATTCTGCCCTTACCCAATTTCTGAGTTTAGATTCTTTAAGGTTATTAGCTTCGATTAGTGTTTCATGAGAATCAATGGAGAGATCACAAATGACATCCCCGTTTTTAAAACAAATAGCTGATAAAAATTGGCACATGATTTTAGAGTTTTAATGTAATGCAATTTAATTAAAATAATTCAGAAATGTAAGTAATTGAGTTAGTTTGTATTGAGTCTAAATAGAATACCTAGCCACGTACTTCCCGTTGCTCAGTTGCTCCTTCGTAGATTCAATGTTGTGTCCCTGGTTTCGGAGGTCATTTATCCTGCTGGCAAGTCTCATACATCCGAACTTTACCAAAGCATCGTATGCCGTGAGTGTTCTCCCTAACTCTAGGAAGTTAAGAATCTGTTTGTTTTGGCTTTCTGTTTTCATGGTTGTTAATTTAATGATATTCGTTCTGGAAATGATTTTACATTGTATTCCTCCGCTGGGAGAAAGTCAAAAGCCACTAACATATATAGTTTGTTCCACTCCATTGTTATCTCCGGTATGAGATATACTTTAGTGATAGATGCGAAATCATATAAGCCTCTCCAGTTCCACTTATCTAATAATACGTGCTGCTGGATTATATTAAGCCTTGCAAAGTTAATTAAATGGCTGGCTACCGTTCCCATTGTTATGAGGTGCTTTGTCATAATACATCCCTTCCGTAGAACATAGCATCGTCAATGTCTGTTAAATCTTTGTAGGTTATATCGGTTTCTTTTGGTTCTACCCAATTTATTAAAGCCTCTTCCCTGGTTGACTTATCGAAAAAATAAAGGCAGTCTAAACCTTCAATATTCCACTCATCTATGTAGGTAATCTCTGAATTAAGGTTTTTGTTTTCCTTCGCCTCTAAGCGTTCACGGTATGCTTCTCGATAGATTCTGTCATTTTCCCGTCTGAGTCGCTTAGAACGCACCCCAGCTATCAAGAAAGCGAGAATTAATACTATTCCGTAGATGATTACCGCTGTGATTCCAAGTGGTGTCATTTTAATAGGTGTTTATCTTCGTGAATGTTTCCTATGATTTCAGTTTCGCACATTGCTACACATTCGTAAACTGAACAGATAATACCAAACCCATCACGACAATGTTCACAACATTTCTTATTTACAACATTGAAGCATCCGTGAGTGAATACAACTTCAATCGGTCCCCACTCTTTATCTGTAACGTGTTCACTTTTCTCAATACAATTCAGTACATCACCCTCATAAATCTCTTTCCCGTTCTTGTCCTTTAGTCCGGTGTATTGCATCACAGTATATTGGTCATTGCTTTGAATATGGTATCCTTCGTCAGTACCAAATAACCCAAAGTATATCATTTGTTTTTCTTCTGGCTCCCATGCTCTGAATTTATACCGTGAATTTTCCATTTTTTAATCTTTTAGTTTTTTGTTTATGATATTTCACATGATCTGATGCTGTCATTAATTGTAGATTTTCAATCCTATTATCTAGGGTATTTTCATTTACATGGTGTACGATTTCTTTATCTGTTAAATATCTGCCTATCTTTTTCTCCATAAGAAGCCTATGTTCGGCAACGTATAATTTTCTTGTTCCTATTGCGTGAGGATGAGAGGGGATATATATGTAGTAATATTTTTTATTTACTATCTTCCCTTTATACGGCCCTCTCTTCTCTCTATTTTTAGCGTAACATTTATGGCTACAATAATTAGCAGATAATCCATCCCTTGTCATCTTTTCTACTTCTTTCTTACATGACTCACAAAAGAATAAACCAAATCTATAACTCCTTTTACCTGGAGTTCCTATCATACCTAAATCTTTAATTAATTTCATATCGTTATATTTTATACAAATATAGTGAATATTTAATTAATATCAAATTTATCTCTCTCATGGTCTTAAACAATCGGTTAATACTTCTAACGTGTGAGGTATGTGATTCCTTTTAAAGAACTCTTCAGGCCCAAGTACCTTTAAGTCAAAGTCTGCATTAGTCTTTCTCTTCTCGTGGCTCAGTACTTCAATATACCAATCCTCTAAGAAAACTATGTCAGCACAATGCCTGGAAATACAATCGCCTTCTATGTCTAGCATATTGTCAAAGTGTTCATCTCGCTTGCCTTCGCATTTAGCGCAGTTGCAAAATAACATCGGGTCTTTCATTGTGTTGGTTTTAATGTTCCACTAAAGTATAATTAAATTAATTAACAAACAAGCAAACGAGGTAATTGTTATTTAGTCTAAATAAGATTAGAGGACTTTGCCTGAATCAATTCGAAGGTTGACAACCTCGAAAGAACCATCGTCAGAAACCTTCACTCTTGCGAATCCGTGATTCCATTTATTTATGGGCATGTATTCAGGATGTAGTTCACAGAGACACCCCACACTCCAGCATGTTATTACCGTACCGTCTAAGGATGGCTCTGAGTGTTCCGAGGTCTGGTGGTGGTGTTCACATATAGCACTCTGCTTGGCTCTCATAAATAGTCCACGAGCAGGGTTTACTGGCCCAATCATTCCGCGTGAGAACTCGTGTCCATGCAAAGAGAATAGTTTACCCATTTGTAAGCGGATCTTATCACCTATGTAGTGTATTCCCCTTTCGCCAAACTTCATTAGTATGTCAAATTGAAACTCTTTGACATCGAAAAGCTCCGGTGAGTGGGTTTTCATATAGTCTTCATATCTCATTTCGTGGTTGCCGGCACGATAATAAAACAAGGCATTAGGGAACTCGTTTTGTACTATATCCAGGATATGCCACAGCGTTTCTCTCTCTTCAACGAACCTCCTTTTACGTGGATCTTTAACCCACCTACTCAGAGAGTGAACATCCATCCACTCACTAAGAAGAAAAGTATTTATGTCGTGTTCCTTGCACCAGTCTATTGCTGCTGTTAAAGCACCTACATCGTGATAAGGACAATGGACATCAGCTAGTATGGCTATTCTGTTCTGTGCTTTGGGGAACTTAAAAATAGGGTAGGTCAGTGCGTCTGTCTCTGGAATGTTGTATTTGTTATTCTTGCTTACTATTGTATCTTCTCTTATACACCTCCGGTTATTATCCCCTATGTTACCCTTGTAATAACGTATTGCAGAACGTACGGCCTCTAGTGTGTTAAAGGCTTCTTTGTTCTCATTGAAAATCTTTCGTGATAGTGTGTGTGAGGCTGTGTCTGGGAACTTCTTTAAGTAGGACTTTACAATCTCACCTGTAAGTTTAGTTTCGCTTGACATGATTTTTGTTTTAAAGTGATTACTTTCGCAATTTTCGCCTTTCTCTACGTGTAGAATTGTCTGTGGTTTCGAGGGTAGGTGTTATGGCTGACTCAAGAGTATTCCCCCTGCCCTTAATTTTCTGCTTGCCTATGCTTATCTCCTGAGTGGGAGGCATGTTCTTCAGTATTACTTTCGTGGTTATGTATGCTCCCGAAGCGAAGCCAAGTGTACACCCGACAAACAGGAAGAACAAAATTCTATATATGGCTGATACTTTCATGTTATATGTTTATGCGTTGTTTTTCATACATTAACCCGTATTATACTATTTAGTGTATGATTTATCATTCATCTAAGCTCGAAATGAGGGTGGTCGAAAAAGGTAGTATCTTTTAATTCGGTGTCCGAGTTCCAGTCAAGTCCCGAAACCAAGTCGTGTGAAATAGTGCCGTACCTCTTTAGCATCTTTGCTATCCCCATCACGTAGCCCGCAAAGTACTTCATCCTGTTTATATCAGACCAGTTTACGGGAAATGGTATTGCATCGACAGCCATGCTAGGCTTTGAGTTATGCTTAGACTTGGGGAATTTAACTTTTGAGAAACCATCAGCATAAGCCCTTTCTTGTGCTTCCTCCTCTCGGTGCCCACAAACTATCGTGTTGTCGAAGTACTTAATTACGTAGTGGAAAATCGTCTGTAAGTCCTGATGACATTCAGCGAGTCT